CCATCTGCTAATTTGCCCTCGTATGCTAATTGAGTAGTTTCTTCCTCAATGCCTAAGGCAACTCTAATTCTAGTTTTTAAGTCCATTTTAATTAAAATATAGTTATGTTATTTATAGTAAATATAAATATCTTTTATTTGTTACTTTTTTGAATCTATTTGTTTTAATTTTTTTATTGCCCAATTAATTCCACTTGTACCACCCCAACCTAGCCATGCTACATACCCTTTGTCTTTCCAGGGGGTGCTTTTATATTTAGGGTCAATTTTTGCATTTTTTTCATGTCTTTTAAATGATGCCATGCGTGATATAGTTTCTCTTGTTATATTTTCTTTATTACACAACTGGTTTGCTCTTGCAAGACCCACTTTTGTCATTCCTTTAACTTCATCTCTACCATGTTCATCTATCCACCTTAAAACTTTACACGCATTATTACTAGCACTTTGTGGGTAATCATTATAACTTTCTAAATATTTACGCTTTTTTTTTAAATTTAAAATTTCAGATAAATTACTTATTATATCGTGGTTTGAGCAAGGCATATAGACAACATTACCATCTAATGTATGCTCATGCACACCCTCACACCCTAACTCTTTAGCTTTTGCAAGTGCTTCATCTTCATTATCATATAATGGTAAATCAATTTTACCATCTTTGCCATCTGTTACCATGCTACCAACTCTTGCAAACTTGCTCATTTTAGCCATTTTATCTGTAAAATAACCCTCTATAGATAAACCACGTAATTCACCATCTTTGATACGCTTTATTATTTCATCATTTTCTATTTTCATGCTCACAAACCACGTACCCTTAGGCACATCATAGCCATA